TTTGTGTTGCCTGCTTGGGCGGGAGTTACGATCCTGTTATCAATTCGTGGAAACGGGTGTAGTACCGTTTGTGTGCTACATCTTTTTCCGACACGACATGTCGTTAACTTGTCTTTCCATCAACCATTTGTATTTTGTGTGCCTTTGGTGCACTTTATCTGTATGTGATATACGTCAAGCTCGAGGGAGCCGGAACATTTTGCGTTGCATTGGAAGTTATTAGGTGGTGTGTAGTGTATATAACTACAAACTGTCCTTTTAGCAGTTCTTAGTGCAGGTAGTATGCAGCCTCGTAGTGCATATTTCCATGACCCAACGCATTATTAATCCGGTGGTATTGAGTGGATCGTATGGATCATACAGAATGAAGTGGCTAAGTCAAAGCGCTGTTTGCTTATTTGTAACTTGCCTGAGTTGTGTGTGGATTTTGATACATGAAGACATAGGTGTCGTGATAACCGTGAGGAGGGGATATGGGTGCACAAGCCAGTGCATCTTGTTCTCGGTACTTTTCATTTATGAATTGTACTTGCTCTCACGGGTGTACCCTTAGGTGTGGGATTCACGATGTTTATCTTAGTAGTGTTGAGAATGAAGTGTGCGACAACAAAGGTATAGTACATTTGAGGACGACTGGTCGTCTCTTGACCGATGATTGATAAGGAGCATCCTTTCTCCTTATCCGTAAACCTTTCGTTAATGGCTGCCTGTTGGTGGGCTTTCACCAACACCCCTTTTTGAAATGTCACTATGGCCACAACTAATGATCAAACGACCCTCTCTAGCGCTAAGCTGACAACGTCTGACGATGAAGTCTTGTTTGAAACAGTTGTTTCCATGACTCGAAGGATGAAATCAGTGCTAGATAAAATGGATGTATTAATACATGAATTTGAAAATTTAGGTGGAGTATCTGTTGATTGCTACCGCAAAGTATATAGAAAAATAGTTTATCAAAAAGAACTAATATATTTCACATTTGAAGCATATGAAAATAGTGTATCTGAATATGAAGCTACAAAGAAAGTAAAAATGACATTTCAAAGTAGTGAAATGAGTTTTATTCAAAATATAGCAGAGAAGATTCCAATTATTGGTCCAGTACTGGCGAGAAGCATGCCAGCAATTGGAAATATAGCAAGTAATATATTTGGAGAATTTATGCATGATACTCCTCCTCTTAAGATGAGTGAGGGTAGTAATCTTGCGCTAGTAGATATTCCACGTGAAGTTTCTAGTTTTGCAGTTAGTGCAAATGATGTATTACCTACACAAGAAAGATTACTCGATATGGATATTGAACAAATGATTAAAATGACAGATATTATAGAGAGAGCTAAGATACCAAGTAGAATAGCTACTATTAATTGGCCACAAACGGCAGCAGCTGGTACACAACTGTATTCAGAAAATGTTAATACACAATTTCAAACTCCTACTACTGGTAGTGGAAATACATATTTAGAATTTAATCATCCTATTGCGTATTTTTCTCAAATGTTTTTGTATTGGAGAGGAGGATTTCGAGTTACCATTGAATGTTTACCAACACGTTTTCATCAAGGTCAATTGTATGCAGCATTTAACCCAAGTTTAGCAGCTACAACATTGAATGGTGTAAGGAATTGTACAGCAGTAACAATAGATTTGGGAATGAATAATAGAACATCATTGGATATTCCTTTTGTTTCGCAGACGGATTATCTAAGTTGTTTACCATTTACTGTACCAGCAACTCCAGCGACATTGTTGAATTCCTTAGGAACGTTTACAATATTTGTACAAAATGAACTAGATTCAAATGGAACAGTTGCTACAAGCATTGATATAAATGTTTATGTAGAAGCACTACCTGACTTTGAATTGAAAGTGTTTAGACCTATTCCAACTACTAGTGGAGTGCAAGTTTATACAGGAACATGGCAGATGAATGAAGAGGTAGTACAGAATGTGCGTGTCGCAGGTCCAACCCAACATGAAGATAAAACAAAGAATGAAAGTGAACATAATGTTGCTATTTGTAGTAATGTGGTGTCAATTAGTACTGAAAGTATATTACAACGAGAGTATTTAATGGATTATGGACAGACATTTGCCACAAGTAATAATGTGGGAGATTTAGTATATAATAAATCATTGCCTGATGGTTTTTTTAGCAGTGATTTTGCAACTAGTGGTGTTTTACAATATCACGAATTGTATCGAATGAATTTTAAAGTTACAATTAAAATAAATCCTACGCAATTTCATCAAGGAGCTTTAATTATGTATTGGGCACCGCTCAATATAGACATGAGAGCAGGGAAAGCCTTAGGAACATTAACACAATTACCACATGCAATATTGAACATAGCTAATGAAACAGAATGTTCAGTAATAGTCCCATACTCATCTATGACACGCGTTTTACGATCGCAATACCCTAGTATGGGTAATATATGTGTAATGGTTTGGAATGCATTGCGCTGTCCAACAGCAGCACCACAAAGTGTAAAATTTTCAGGGTGGATTCAGGCTCTTGACGTTCATATGGCCGTCAAAAGACAAGCAGGAACGGAAGTTACACTACAAAGTGGTGAAGCACCATCAGATACAGCAACAGGAGAAACTACCACTCAAATTGCATATAAGAAAGCGACTACTGATAAACCAGGATTTATTGTTACAAAACATGATAATGTGCTGTCTATGATGCGAAGATATACTTGTGTGAACTATGGACAAATAAATATTTCAGCTCCTTTAACATTTAATTCGTGGAATCTTTTGTGGAAGATACCAGCATTTTGTGGAAGGGAACATTATAATATTCTCAATACTTATTTGGCTAGTTCAGGATCTAATAGACTCAATATTATTTCTAATTTTGGTATGGCAGAAAATGTATTGGCTATGGCTCATCCAAATTATATCGACACTGTTCAACCAGCTATTCAACCACCAATTAGTGGACCAGCACTTGAAAATCCATTTACTGTATTCAGAGGAGCCGTATTATGGCATCCAGGAATACAACAACAGAAAGTTGTTGAAGTACCATATTATAGAATGTATCCTATGATAGCAAATAATCAAAGTGCTGAAAGTTATAATACGGGTTGGCCAACGGTAGATATTTCATACGTGTGGAGCCCTACAACTAGTACGCCAGCTAACGTACCTATATCTATGATTAACCATGCAGTTGGAGATGACTTTATGGTTTATTTTCCAATAGTTATACCAAGAATGAGAATTCAAAGCACGTCTCTTGTTACAGCAGACTTTGTAAATCTAAATAAAAATACTGATACACATGGAAGTGTAGTACCCAGAGTGGCGAATAAACAATCGCAGCCACCTGGCGTGCCAGTAGAATTTCAGATGTTATCAAATTTTAAGAAAAGTGTAAGAGAAGTAGTAAATATTGGAGATACTATAAAAGCGACTCGTGAGAGTGCTCAGTCATTAAAAGATACTGCTGATGCAGTTGGCGGAGTCCTTCGGGATTCCCCTGCGTCAGTTGTACTAGCGGCTTGTGACTCGAATTCCAAAGTTTCTGAGTTTTGGAATAAATGGCTAAAAATTTCTGAATTATTAACTGATTGTGTATTGAACGTTGCACATATTTGTAAGGGTGGACCTATTGCAGTAATGGCTGTAGCCAATTTGACGACAAAACTTGGTAGGTTTGCAAAACCATATATTTGGGATAAATTACTTAAACTGAGTGAGGTTACGTTGCAAGGTAAGGAAAAAGGAAGTATAACTTCGTGGTTTCCTCAATGGAATCAGATATTTAAGGATTTAGCACCATCAATCACTGCAGTAGCATTATCTGTTTTGTCTTATGAATTTACAGGAGCTGATAATATATCATTTAGGATTAGATTTGATGAAGCTATGGATGGTAAAATATCTTTGCTTGATAAGTGTATGGCACTTTTTCAAGTTATTATTGATTATATATTTGAAGGAACAGGTTTTTTTTGTTGATTGGTACAAATATTCACATGCTGAGATTACGCAATTAGTTTCAGATTTTAACAGTGATAATAGTGAAGGTAAATTTGACAGTGATAGAATTCAGGAAAGTGATAATAAGGAGAAACTAGATAAGTATTATAAGAAAGCCATTAGAATTTCAAAATATGCTCCAGCAATTCCTAAATTTCCTGTTCAGTATACCAAGTTAGCAGAAACTATAATTAAAACATATAAAAGTGTTAAAATACCAGCTGAAGCTTCGCGCTGTGTGCCAACTGCAGCAGCATTTATGGGAAAATCTGGAGTTGGGAAAAGCTTGTTAATTGGAACTGTATTACCTATAATTTTACTTCTCAAAACAAAATTGTGTGAATCAGCAAGTCAAGCACAATTTAGTACGTGGGCACGTCCCACAGGGCAGAATGTCCATTTTTTCGATGGTTACACTGGTCAAAAGGTGATGTACGTGGATGATTTTCTGAAAGAAATAGAAGCAAAGGATGCATCAGATATGATAAATCTTATATCGTGTACTCAAACTCCACTTGAAATGGCAAAATTAGAGGAGAAAGGCCGATTGTTTTCGTCTAAATTCATATTAGCAACTACAAATAGTTCAAATTTTGCGAATGTACATGGACTAATGCATCCAGAAGCATTGTGTACGCGATTTGTGAATGCATGGACAATTAAAACAAAGATTCTAGATGGATCCAAAGCGGCATCATGGTTAGCCAATAATTTGGAGGGAAAAACTGTTGAGCAATTAATAGATATGATTGATCAAGAGTGGCATTTTTTCTACACCGATGTAGTTGGTGGCCATATTCGATCGAGTGTTACGTTTAGAAGTATTGTAACTCACTTGGTTGATGATTATCATAACAAACAAAACATTCATACCAAATTGACTAGCGCATTGTCAACTATAACTTTACAAGCTGGTGATTCAGAATATTATGATGTCGACGATTACAGTAGAGAAGATGCTATACGGGATTGTATGGCAAATATTAGAGCAAGTAGAATTGATGGTGACTATGAAGAATACAAAGACATGTTTATAAGTGAATTGAAATGTCTTGGAATTTATAAATTGAAGAATGGAAAGAATTGGGAGAATGAAACTTTAACAGCACAAGAAATGTATTATTTGATAGAACCAGATGTAGACTCAGTGATTAATAAGGGAAAATGTTGGAAAGGTCTTTGCTATGCAGTATTTGGAATTGCAACAGTTAGCATGCTAGGAGTAGCAGCAGTAGGTGTTTATAAATTGATTAAATCTATTATTCAAATGTTCATCGGTGGTGTTAAGGCTGCTTTTCAAGGACAAGCATATGATAATACCCCTAGGCATAAGAGTAAACCAGTTGGTGTTGTTCTTCAGAATGATGAAGATAAATTGCGTAAATTGCGACGAAATATACGTGTCATTCGAATCGTAGATATTGAAGATGAATCAATTATGTGTTCTATGTATTGCTTAACTTTTGAAAGTAAGTTTATAATAGTAAATCGACATTTTATTGATTCATGGCGTAGGAAAAGGAGTTCAGGGATGAATGTTAATATTGAAGTTGAATTGATCACTAGTAGTGGTGATACTTTGCGAATGGAAAAAGTTGCGATAAATGAATCTATGATTAAAGATATTAAGAATGACCAAGGAACATCGTGTGATTTATGTTTGGTTTATTTATCTAATGCCAATATAAATGGAGCAGGGAAAATAAGTCAATTTATACCTACTCGTACTGAATTCATACAAATGATGAGAGGTAAAGATGTAGAAGCCACAATTATAGGTAATGAAAAACAAGACGATATAGATGTAGTTACAAAGATGCGTTATGAATTAGTCACAGCAAATGGTGATGATATGACAATGATTCTTAGTACGTTTTGTGATGGTATAACGAAGAGTGGAGATTGTGGTAGACCGTACTATTTTAATAATAGCGTGTCCAAGCCTTTGTATGCTATGCATTCGGCTTTGGCAAATGGCACAAAACGTGCAGGAGCCACACCACTTATATTAGATGATATTATGGAGGCATATAATGCATTTACAACTAGTGAATTACCTATAGAAGAAGAAATCAACTTTCAATGCAATGGAAAAATTAGTAAATATTGGAATACGCCCATTGAGAATTTGGGAGAAGTTAGTGTTAATGGTATTAAGTTGAATACTGTATTGATCGACAAGACAGACAAAAGAAAGTGGTTAGAGCATGATGAGTGGCCTAATAAATATGCACCTTCTTATAAGGGAATTACAGATGATTTTCATGCACTGTATTCCAATGCACAGAAATGTATCCCAAAATATACACATGTTATTGAACCTCGTATGCATGAATTGTGTGTACAACAATATATACAACAATTTCCACAAGAAAGGGATAAGCACTTATTAACTGAATTTGAAATTATTAATGGATATGATACTATGAACAGACTAGTTATGAGCACATCTAGTGGTATCTTATCAAAATGGTTTAATAATGGCAAATATGATTTCTTCGATAAGATTGATGACGTCAATTATGCTTTTTCAGTGAAAGCAAAAACTTTTATTATTCCTATACATGGACAAACATTTGTTAAAAGATTGTCAGATTTGGAAGATAATCTTAAAATGGGTATTGTTAAGAACAGCCCATTGTGGGTAGCAACTATAAAGGATGAATTACGGAAAATTGAAAAAGTCAAACAAGGCAAAACACGTATATTTGAACAACCATCGTTAGAGTATACTATGTTAGTGCGTAAGTATTTTGGTAGTTTTCTTAATTATATTAGGAAAAACCCTGGATTTGTAACTCATAGTGCAATTGGAATTGACTATGAGGTAGCCTGGAAAAGTATTTTTGACTATTTACGTAGTAAAGGCAAGTATGGATTTGATGTTGATTATACAAATTATGATGGAAGTGTATCACCACAAGCATTTGAATTTTATCGGAGAATTACAGATGAATATTATGGTGATAGGTGTCCAGTTAGACATGGATTATTATATATATTACAGAACTCATACGTATTGGTTGGATTTAATTTAATGAAAACAGAATTAGGTAATAAGTCAGGAAATCCTATGACTGATGTTTTTAATTCAATAACAAATGTGTATATTTTATATGCAAGTTATTTGAATGGACGCATATCAGCTGGACTAAGCCCAGATTTTACTGATTTCCATCGTGATGTAGCATTATTGACTTATGGAGATGATGTTATTATATCAGCAGATTGTAATACACTAAAATATTTCAATCGACAGAGCGTATCTGAAACTACAACAAAATTAGGCTTTATAGCCACATCCGCAGATAAAAGCGGGAACTTACAAAAGTTCGAAAACTTATTGGAGTTACAATTTCTTAAATCGAAATTTGTACCTCTAGATTGGTGTGTATTAGCGCCCAAGCCAATCGAAATAGCTATTCGTGAATTACAATTTATTAGCAAACAAAATAAAGGAGATAAACGAATTAAAAAAGATTTATTTGAGAATGCGATGCGTTTTGCAGCGCATTCCGGAAAGAATGAAATCGGAAAATTACAACGACAGTGTGCCGATAGAGGCCACAATTTGCGATTTGATTTTGAAGATTTTGTTCAAGATATAATTGATAAACAGCGGGTCTGTGGTGTACAGACTCCTACAATATACTAATGTGATAGCGTATTGAATGAGAAAGTAAATCCCAGCACCGTAAGAGCTTACTATGACAAAAAGATCTGTATCAGTGAGTAAGCCGCAGCGTGTGTTTGGCGCTGTTTATCCTTAACCCGCCACAA